TATCAATCTGGGGTATTATTGGAATCACTTCTTTAGTAGCTTATTTCACAATCATATTATTTGAACGTGCCAAGTAGATATTTAAGACAATGGGAGCGAAGGGAAAGGATTTATACCAATCGGTATTCTAAGCAGTTCTATGCCTTGTTAAATCGAATTTGGAAACGATCTGCAAAGCAATATGAGCAAACCGGATCATTTGTAATTGAGGATTCAGAATTTGAGCAGATTTACAGGAATATGTATAAGCGTATCTCAGATGCTGAATTTAATCTATCCTTTGATTCCATGCCAAAAGAAAAGACTGTTATAGATGCTTTGGCTACTTTATTCAGCTCCGATTCAGTACCAGAAACAATTACATACGTTCGGAATTTGATGCAGCAATACTTTAACGTGTATGTCATGCAGCGACTAAGGGAAGTTTCTGAGAATACCAGAAAACAGATTCAATTAGAGATTCAAAGAGGCGTATTGGAAGGCTTAGGAGGTCGGGAAATAGCCCGTAACATAAGCAGAAAAGCACCTGAGATAAACAGAACCAGAGCGATTAGAATTGCTAGGACTGAATCGGTAACGGCTGCCAATAGAGCGCAATTATTAGCCCATGAAGCAAGTCCATTTGTTTATGAGAAAGCATGGTTGAAAGTAGTTGATGGAAGGACTAGGGAAAGTCATTTAGCAATGGATTCTAGCAACTTCATTGATCTAATGGATTATTTCATAGTTGGAGGTGAACAGATGCTAGCTCCTGGAGATACGGATGCAAGTGCAGGTGAGGTCATCAATTGCCGTTGCGTGTTATTATTCAAAGCAAAAAGAGGTGAAAACGGTCGATTAATCCGTAAAAACTCAATCCAATAATTTTTATTTATCATTCCTATTTTGTAAGTTTGATTTAACTTAAACAAACAAACAAATGAGACAATTTAGATTATTGGTCGATGGTAAATATTTCGGTTATGAAAAAGGCCAAATATTTAATGAGAATGAAAAAATATCTGACAATAATAAAACCGTAAGGTATTACCGAGATTTATATCCTGATGACTGGGAAGAAGTATTTGAAAAGGATTTAAAAGAGTATTTTAAACAAAGACATATTGGACATAAATTTTATAATCATGGTTCATTTGTTTTAGACGCGCCAGATATACATATGCTACGAACTAAAAACCCACTTCACAAAGATGAAGATTTAGGGTATATGACCCTTGAAATAATTAAGTCGGTTATTAGCATATCTCCATATCAAAAGAAAGATCCAAATACAACAAACGAAATGTTTGTTAAGGATTGCATTTCCCTAGCCAAAGAACTGATCAAACAACTTGATGAAGAAAGGAAATGAAAACCTACATTAGAAAAGATTCCAGAAAAGAATTTTATTATCAAGATCAATACGGACAATGGCCAGATCGAAGTCCAATGAGCGTAGAAGAACACGCTAAACAGAATCCTAATGAATGGATTGAGGGATATTCAGAACAGAATAAATCTGAGGTTTACGACATTGCAAAAGGCCTAGTTTTAGCATTTGCTCAAGGTGGGGTTAATGCTCCTGTTGCTGATTGCATTGAAAAAGCTAAAGAATTGATTAAATTTAAAGACGGGATATGATCGAATACCTATCATTTATTCTAATATTTATCGGATGCTTTAAATTAGGTGAATGGATTGGATTGATTTTAAAACCTAAACCAAAGCCTGTAATTTACCGATTTACAGTTAATGAGATTCATATTAGATATGAGTCTGCATTTACTAATTCCACTACTTACATAATTTTAAACTAATTCAAAAATGAAAATAACTGAAAAGGAATTCTTAGAAGCTGAAATAGGAGCAATGAATTTGACTATGAATAACCCTCAATTTGTAGCACTAGCTAAACAAGTTGGTAACTATCTCAAGAAGTACAAACAACTATCTGCAATTGATTACGGATGTGGTACGGGGGTTTATTCTGAGGTATTGAGAAAAGACGGGTTTAACATTATTGCTCAGGATGTTTTCAAAGTCCATCGAGATTATTGCAAAGAAAACTATCCAGATTTGAAAGTAGTTGCAAGACCTGCTAAAGCTGAATTAATGCTATTTATTGAAGTAGCTGAACATATGACAAATGAGGAAATCGAAACAGCTATTAAAAAGATTGATCCTGAATTTATCCTGTTTAGTTCCACTCCGGAAAAGACAAATAATGACGCTGATTGGGGGCATATCAATATTAAGAATGAGCAAGAATGGGCATCATTTTGGTTTGATTTGGGTTATAAGCTAATAGATAAGCCTAAAACCCCTACCATGTGGGCCTTAATGCTCAAAAAGATATGAAACGAAACTTAATTTACTTCATATACTTTAGCGGTAGATTAAGCCAATACCACAAACTTAATCTTGAATACCTTAGAAAGTATTGGCATATTTTTGACGGTGAAATTGTTGTTAAAATAGCTATTGACGGTAAGTATTCTATTAGGCCAATTATGGACCTACTTCCAGATGGTTGCGATCCTGAAATAGTCAAAAACGATCCTAAGTTTGGAGAATCTACCCATTTCCTAGATTCTTTATATAGGATTGATTCAGGTTATACGTTTTACGCTCATTGCAAAGGGGTAAGCCGCCCTGTTATGCTAGGTTTAAATGTTTGGATCAAACACCTATACAACGCTAATCTTGGATCTATTACAGACTTAAGCAAAAAGATATTTTCCGGAACATGTGGAAAGTTAATTCCATGCCCTCCATACGTGCCACAACCATTTCATTATTCAGGTTCATTCTATTGGATGGATCATTCTCGAGTAGTTGAAATAGCTAGCAAACTTATATTTGAAAACAATAGGCATTTTACCGAGCGATTCCCCGCAATGGTTGCAAGTCAAGATGAATGCAATTTCATTGAGCCGTTTGGTAAGTCAAACCCTAATTTCTATTTAGCAGAGACATGGATGAAATCTGGTATTCGAACCCATATTCAATAACAAAGAATTTCGGAGGCGCAATAAATAAGTTTTGTGAAATTGTGCCGAATGATAATGATTGGATAGTAATTCAGGATGGAGATATTTTGTATTTGAATCATGATTGGGGAAAAGTCATTCATGACACTTTGCAAGCTAATACCGAGTATGATTTACTTGGATGCTTTACTAATCGGTTACGATTGCCAAATCAGCTGCATTTAGGCCAATTCAATAACGATCATGACATTAGGAATCACTTTGAAATATCAAAGCTATATTCAGGAACTGAGATAATACCTACTAAGAATATTGCAGGTTTATTCATGGCCTTTCGGAAATCAACTTGGAAATTGGTAAACGGATTCAAAGAAAATACGCATAGCTTTGATACTGACTTTTGCATGAGGTTACGATTAAGAGGTAAAAAGATAGGATTGATGAAGGGATTATACGTGTATCATTCTTACCGGATATGGAGCCAATCACCTACTGAGGATATTAAACACTTATTGAAATGATAACAGTAATTGAAAAAGCAGAACCTATCCTATCTTGGAAATTGGTTAAAGGTGGTTACGGTCGCTATGTCAAGCATTGGGATGTAGAAGGCTATACCTGGGATGGTGACTGCATGTGTACCAAGGAATCATTTAAAAAAATAGCTCAAATACAATCCTTAGAAGTATCGGAGCTTGATTTGATTAATTCTATTGTTTGGGAATAATTAAATATTTTTTTATACATTTGAATAATCGTTTAGGCAAATAAGCAAATGAGCAAAATAAACTTTGAATCACGTACATTTAAGCACTTTAACCATTTGGTTAAGGAAATGAATGATGAAGAAGGTATAGTTGTAGCTTATGCAAATACCTACAATAATGAGGACTTCGATGGAGATATCTCCATGCCTGGATCATTTGACAAGACAATAAACGAATCTTTTAAAAAGCTAAGAGTATTTAAAGATCATTTGTCTTATGTGGAATTAGGAGTACCAAGCGAAAGGCCAAGAACTGACGATCCTATTGGGTTACTAACTTTCACTCAGTTCAATCTTGAAAAGCAGGTAAGCAGGGATATGTTCTCAGATATTAAATTGAAGCTGAAATACCAGAAAGACGTTGATCTTTCAATAGGCTTTAACGTGGTTAAACGAGATGAAAAGGATCGCAGACGAATTACAGAATACGCACTATGGGAATACTCATTCCTATCAAATTGGGGAGCTGATCCTTTTGCAACCGTTCAAAGTGCTAAGAGCCTAACAGCTAAAATGCAGGTTGTACAATTCTTAACCGATGCATATAATTTACCCTATAATGACATTAGACTTAAAAATATCGAATCAATACTAGAATCACTTGACGGGAATACAGCCGGGAAACCACTTATCCTAGACGAGCCGAATGAATTGACAGATGACCAAATCAAATCTTTAATCAAAACAGCATTTAAAATATGACCGTAGAAGAAATCAAAGCCTTACTAGATGAATCTAGAGAGGCACTAAAAAATAAAGCAGAAGGGGCCGAAACTAAGGCAGCCGAAGCTTTGAACAAGTATGAGGAAATGAAAGCATCATTGACTGAAATCGCATCTAAAGACAAAGTAGAAGCTCTAGAAATGAAGGTTCTCGCATTGCAGGACATGGCAGACACTTTAGCAACTAAGATGAAAATGCCAACTGTTCCAACTAAAGACTTGAATGTTTGGGAGGACCTTAAGTCTCAATTCGAAGCTAAAAAAGCAGACCTAGAAAACTTTGTTAAAGCAAAGTCAGGAACTGTAAAGCTTCAGATTAAAGACAACGTATCAGGACTTGGTATTTTCGGAGATCGTGTAATATTTGGACTTCGAGAGCCAGGTATTGACAAAGTACCATTTAGACAGCGATTCATCTTTAACCTTATTCAGGTTATCCAAGGTGGACCGGGATCTAACCCGTTGTCATGGGTTGAGCAGCAGCAAGTAACTACCGGAACTGGAGTTGCAACTTCGGCGGCATTCATTGAAGAATCAGCGGTTAAGCCTGTTCTTAAATGGGAATATGTAGAGAATAAAGTAACTGCTGAATTTATTGCGGCGGCTGCAATTGTAACAAAGCAAGCTATCTTGAATTGGCCATTGCTTTAATCTGAAATTCAAAATGAATTGATGAGAGAGCTTTATGATGTATTAGATCAAGCGGTTTTAACGGGTACAGGAACAAACGAACCTTTCGGTATCGAATCCTATGCTAAGGCTTTTAATGTAGGCTCAATTGCTGCTATTTCTGATCCTCAGGACTTCGATGTTATTAGAGCTGCAATTGCTCAAGTTGCTAGAGGTGGCGCACCTACTAATAGAAAAAGAGGTGGGTTTAATGCTAACTACGTTTTAGTTTCAGTTGATAAGGCTGCGGAAATGGATTTGGCTAAGGCTACTGATGGGCATTATTTGTTACCTCCATTCATCTCTCAGGATGGAACTGTAATCAAAGGTGTTAGAGTTATTGAAACTAACTTCGTGGAAGGTGACGACTTTATTGTTGGTGACTTCTCTAAGTACCTGTTCAATATTGTTGATGGACTTTCAATCGAGATTGGTTATATCGATCAGCAGTTCTTGAAAAATCAGTTCACTATCAGAGCTGAGATGTACGGTATGGGCCGAGTAAAAGCTAATGAGGCGTTCGCATTTGTTAAAGGTGACTTTACATCTGCTAAGGCTGCATTGCTTGCAGGTCCAGCTACTTAATAGACTTTCATTTTGTTTGTTTAAGTTTGAAAGCCTCAGTCTATTAGATTGGGGCTTTTTTATTATCTTTGACTATGGCAATTTGCAGAACTTACATAAATGGCTATTTCTTCGAATATGATTGCGAAGATCCACAGGCTAATATTCCAAAACCAGTAGATGGAATTCAGTATAGAATCGTAACCGATCTAGAAAATGAACCTGTAACGATTGAGGAATTTAAACAGCATGCTAGAATTGACTTCGATACCGATGACAATCTGATAACGGATTATCTAAAGTCTGCTAGGCAGGAACTAGAGCAATACTCACAGCTTAGTTTTGGCAACAAGACTATTAAGCTACTTGCTTTGCGATTGCCAACTAATTACAGGTTAATGTATGGTCCAGTAGCTTCGATCACTAGCCCTACCGGATTAACGCTATTTGGAGACATTGTAAAGGATGGAAATGGTGAGGATGTTACAATCGAATACACTACTTCTTGGACGGGTCAAGGCGGTTTGCCGTTACCGATTAAGATAGCTATTTGCCAATATGCGGCAGGCCTGTATATGAATCGGGAAAATATCCTATCTGGAGTTAGTGCATCAACTATGCTCGATCAGGCAAAACGAACTTTGGATAAATACAAAAATATTTTTGTAATATGATCCATTCAGGCGAATTAAAGGATAAGATTAAATTTGAACGTGCGACTAACACA